AGTGGATACTTGAATCTCTCACCGTCTTCGTTTTCTATGTATAGTGATTGTATCTGTCTTGATCTCGCACCTGGCACAGTCTCATCAACTTTGCCTTTGTGTCTGATTATTAATTTTGTTTTGTTTAAGTTTTCGTATGAACGTTTCGCTGTGCCTGTTAAACCTTCTTTAACTTCGACACCTGCTAATTTAGTAATTCTTGCTAGTTCTTCTGACATCTCGTCAGTATTTACCGTTTTGTTCGTATCTGCAAGATTTTCATAGTCCTGCTTCGATAGGTTGTTTTTTGTGATATCTCTGACATCGAACGTCAATTGGTGCTCAACAGCGAAGTCTTTAAGCTCTTTAAGGAATGCATACCATTCGTCTCTGCTGTCCTCATCTATTTTACTCACTAGATCTCTGTTGTAGTACACTTTCATGTTTTCACCATCTGCTAGACTGACACTCACACTTCCAAATGTGTCTGCATCTTCCTGGAATTCAAATTCAAAGAATACAGCACCGGCCGGGTCTGCCGTAGCGGCACCATTCTCATCACCTAAACGTATGTTGGAAAACTGCGACCTAATCTTGTTGAATAAATCTACTGAATTTTTTGGGTTCATATAGTGTATTTATTAACCTGTGAACGATCCAAATATGGGCATTGGGGTTATCTCACTTGTCCTATCAGTCCATTTTTCGAATATTTTAGGGTCAAAATCTGCTAGAACTTTCATCATACGTGTCATGAGCAAACAAGAACTTACTAGGTCGTCATGTTGTCCTGGTTTTGCCTTGAAGCTCATTCCTGAAGCAACAAAATCCTTGAGTTCTGAAATTAACAACTGAGAGTGGATCTTCATTTTATTATTCTCTATAAGTTCTTTGAATTTTGTACAAGCATCTATTTTATGTTTTGCTGTTGTGTTGAACCCTCTTCTAAATTTTCTTCTGTGTCCTTTTCTTATTGGTTCTGACAAGAACATTCCCTGTATGTTCTCTTCTCCTATGTCCATTACTCTTAAAAGTGCGGCCTCACCTATTGAGTTGTTCTCCATGGAATAAAATATTTGTGGAGTGGCACTTGAATCCATTTCCATTATTGTGTCGTACAAGTGTTTTGTAATTTGTTGTAAAATTCTGACTTGTTGGTTCATGGGTGTTGTGTTATGGTGCCATTCTCCCACTTGTTCAAAAGTAGGCAACTCGAAAACTTGTATCGCCGCATAGTCACCACCTGTACCCATAGCAGGGTCCAGCGAAACCATGTAAGTCATTCCAGGAGTTGGACGTTTGAACCAACGTACCTGTCCGGTGGTTTCTAGTGGAGACGTGGGTTCCATGTCTGCTAGATGAATACTGTCTATAAGTGTTTCATCAAAGATTAAGAATTCACATTCGTGTTCCCTTCTGAATCTTTCGTCACCTATTCTAGCCTTCTCTGCATCTGCCCACTCTTCATTTCTCTCTGGGTGTTCAGACCAATGTGCTTTCATGGCATAGAAACCGTTAGTACCTACTAACTTGTCGTTGCCGTATTCGTCAAATCGTTTGTTGGCTTCCTTCCAGATTAATGCGAATTGATCTTCATCCGAGTTGGGTGTGCTTGTGATCATGCACTTACCACCTGTACTCAATGTTGGTGATAATGACGTCCAAAACTCTTTGGCTTTCTCTGGTGGTTGCACGAATGCAAACTCATCACAGTAGATTAGTGTAAGTGACATACCCCGTCCTGTATTTTCAGTTGTTGTAGTTGCCATTATCTTTGAACCGTTGTCAAATTCTATACTGTTCCTATTATATTGTGTTACACCTGCTTTGATCCAACTAGGTAACATCTCATAGGCATAACGCACCCTTGACATAATGTCAGACGCACCTGCGTATTTGTGTGCGGCGATTAGTATCTGTGAATCAGGTCTAAACATGGCATACCAGATAAGGAATCCAGAGGCACAGGTTGTCTTTCCTGTTTGCCTTGGTAACATAGCAATCGAAAATCTATGATCATTATAACTGTTAATCAATCTCTCTTGGTATGGGTATGGATCAAAAGGCATAGATCCCTTTACCGGGTGTTGTATCTTCATGAATGTTTTCATAAAGAACAATGGTCCAGATTTTGGATCCATACACTTCTCAAGTTGTTCGACCTGATCTTTGGTGTATTTGTGTTTCTTGTGCGCCTTTTTAATCTGGTCGCTATCTAATGATACATACGCCATGGTGTAGTATTTAACGCTGTGGTAAGTGGTAGAAAAGTATTACTTTGCTTCTTTATCTTTAACGGCTTTTTTCATTGGTTCTTTTTTATCGCCGTCTTTATCCATATCTAAGAAGTCAGGTTTTGCTTTTTTGGCTTCTGTTTGATATGCTGATTTGAAACTTTCGTACTGTGTTCTTAGGCTGTTTGTTAACTCTTCTTCAGTGATCTTGTCCTCAGCCGCCATTGGGTTGTCGCCACTTGCAACTTTTGGATAAGTTTTCTTTTGTCTGTTTAACCCACCTGAGTGTACATTTACCAAAGTGTCTATGTCTGAAACTTTTTCATCTGGTTCGTTTGCAAACGTTTCTTCTTTTTGATCGTCTTCGGGTTTTTTAATGATGTCTCTCATTCTAGCCATGTCCATAGAACCTGTTGCATCGTCATCATGATCGTGGTTTTTATCTCCGTCTGCATGTGAATGCGACATATCGTCATGGTCATGTTCTGGTTCATCTGCACCGATCATTTTAGGATCGACTTGTTGTACACCTGCCAATTTTAAAATCTGCATCATCATTGATGCTTCTTGTGGACTATCAGTTGAAATTTGTATTGCTTCTTTCACAGTTTCTTTTTTCTCTTCTTTGCCCGCTTTTTTATCTTGGTATGCTTTTAAGCCTGCCGGTATTTTGCCCTCTTTTGCTTCTTCACCGTCATCATCTTCATCGCCATTTATTGCGTTGTAGAAACCTCTTAGGCTCTCACCGTGCTTCTTAAGGAATTCATCTCTAGACATTTTTTCTGCTTCGCCGTGCAAGTAGTCTTTCATTCCACCTTCTGTTACTTCTTTTGGATTTGTTCTTTCTACATTTTCCACAGCGTCTTTAACCAACTCCGGTTTTGTCTCTGCAATTTCTTTTAATTTCTGTAATACGTCGATCATTTCCATAACTTATTTCCTTTTTGGGTCTGGGTGTGGGTTGGTTGCTTTTGATAAAGGACTTGTTGTTCCTGCTTCTTCCTTACTCATAGAATTTTCTTTTTCTTTTGGAGCATCTTTGTTTACTTCTCTGTCTTTTAATAGTTCTTTTAGCAATCCCATGTTTGCTTTTGTTGAATGGAAATCTTCTGCATTCACTTTAGGTGCGTCTTTGTATTCGATGTCTTGTAATTTGTTTGCATATTCTGATTTCTGTGCAACCTGCATGTTGTCTTGATATTCTTCTGTTGGCTCACCTGGTTTTTTAACAACCATGTGTGTTGCTGGAACTCTCAAAATGTCTGAAAGGTATTCTTTCATAACATTCGATGCCGCTGGGTAATTCGTAGTCACATCAAAGATTGTAACCTGCTCATTGCTCAACGCTGGAAAATCTAATGGCAAAGTCATTATAGGAGTTTTCTTTCCTGCTGACATATTTGATACTTCAAATTTTGCAAGTGCTGATTCTAATTTACTTGCGAAATCATCTGCTAGTGTACCTGCCACCTTGATTTTGTAGCCATATGACTTACTAGATTCTGATAGGTAGTCTTTAAATGTGCTCATATGCAATATTTAGTCTTTTTTCAGTAGTTTCTTCATTAATTCGTTACGGTCAGATATGACGAATCCGTCGCTTTCTTCAATACCACCACCGTCTTTATTGCCGTCTTTGTCCAGTTTCATTTTCTTCAACTGTAATTCCACCATTTTTAACTTTTTGTCTATTTTCGAGCCTTTTGCATCAATGGCATTACGTAGGAAATTACTTGCAACCTCAAATATACGTCCTGAATAACGTGAGTCAACGTTCATGCCTAGGTCCATTAAGTTCTTGTAGCTCTCTTCAGACTCTATGGCTAGTTTGTCTAACTCTAAATCTGATAGCTCTCCCAGTCCTTTTACTTGTGGCAGTGCGGCCGCAATCTTGTCAAACTCTGCGTAACTCTTTTGTAGGTTCTTCGCTGTTTCCGGATCCACATTTTTCATTACACTTTTAGTTTGATCCCTGTTGGCACGGGCCTGCTCTTTCTTATCTACCTCTTTGAATACTTCTTTTACATTTGGTAAATTAAGAATATCTTCTAATTTTTTTGTCATCGCTGTATTTACTTACGTTTACCGTTGTGGAATAGTTGTTCTTCTGATACTACCCTAAATCTAATTTTTCTTTGTTTTGCAAATGCATTCGCGGCCTCCCATTTAGCCATGTTTATTACAACTTGTTTTTTCTTTGCTTGGCTCTTTCCTGCGGATTCCATATTTGTCTGACTCATGGGTTTTACTTCCACCATCTCTGCGTGTTTCCTACCGTTCTTGTCTTGATACACAATAAAAAAGTCTGGAACATACACGGTGTATTTTCCTGTGAAAGGGTGTCTGTACGGAATCTTTATACTTTCGCTCGCCCACTGGTACACATTAGGATGTTCATCACACAGCCTCATGAATGCGTGTTCCCAACTGCTTCTGTATGTAGGAGTTTTTGTTCCAACATACTTGTCGCCATTCTTTGGAGAGAACTTACCTCTTGCAAATCGAGGTAACATTAGTCTATGATGTTTCTAGATACAGTTTCTTTTGTTGTAAGCGTTTGTCTGACCCCTAACCTACTAGACTTGTATCTGTTGGCATTTAATATTATGGTTATCAGTTCTGAAAGCAACGATGGTTTGGCCTTCACAAGTTGGTCTAATATTTCTTGTGGTTTGATATTATCTATTTTTGCCTGTGTAAGGATCACATATGCTGTAGACTCTGCGGATGTTCTTGTGAATCCTCTCTTAACAAAAAAAGCAACAGTGCTGTCATATTCTCCAACGTTGAACTGATATTCCGACTGGTAGTTGTCTGTGGTCAATTTGTCTATTGACTTTTGTAGTCGGTCTTTGTCTTTAGGTGGTAAGTTAGTGTAAAAATTTGCCATTATAAAACTGCCTTCTCTGTTGCTATCTCAACATCTTGTGATTGTCTTGATACTTTTATATATCCCTCTGTGACCAACTTTCTAACATCAGTGACTGCCTTGCTAGTGTACACATTCTTGATAGTGTCCGCCGCGGCCTCGTACTCTATGTTTGATTCTGCGGGCGATAATCCTTTTCGTGATCCTATGTCCTTGAAATATATACCTGCCGCTATCTCATCCTTGGCAGAGATGTCGTTTGTTATAAGATTGAATACTTCGTCCGGCCCTAGGAAATTCTTAGTATCCAATCCTGGTTCAGATGTAAGCACAGTGTTATTTTGATTGGTTTTGTTATCGCTCGTACCTTTGGCACTGGCTATGACAGTTCCTACGGCAATCACACTACCAACATTGAATGCTCCAATGGGATTATCAATCGATCCTGCCTGTTTTCCTATTTCAAGTACTCCTGCTTTTGCTATACCTTTCAATTCCGCTTTGATATCTTTTTTCTTTATTTTTTTAGCATTGTTATAAGTGTTTGATGCCGATAGTATGGCGCCTAATATATTGCCATTTTGAACGTTACTCATCACAGATCCTATGCCGTCTATTATTCCGCCCCGTCCAAATATAGAATTTGTTCCACCGCCTAGCACTGATAGTGGTGATGGCTCATGATCGTATTTTACTGTTGCAAAACCAGGAACAGTATTTTTATTAACAATTCCGGATTTGTAAATCACAGTTTCGTATAATATCTGCATTGTGTTGGCCAATACGCCCTGCCCGTCTGCTTGATCCAAGTTGTCATGAGCGAAAGAACCTATAACAGGGTTGATCAAAGTCATGGAAGTGAATCTCTGTTTGTGTAGAACAAATATTTCTATGCCTTTAAGGTATGGAGCCTTTCTCTGCCTTGGGGTATCCATACCAAACTTATTAATACGACCTTCTTTTAAAATACTGTCGTATGCATTGTCTCTGGTTGTAGATATGGTCAGGTCGCTATTCATTGCTATTGAATCCGCTATGTGATATTCGTAATATTTCTTCCAGAAGGCATTGACAGTGTCTGCATGATCGTCATGGAATGTTATGTTGACCGGTTCGTAAGCAATCCTGGTTGCATTGTACATTTTCTTGTTGTACTGAGTTTTTTCTTCGTAGCTCAAGTTGTACTTGGGAAGGTCACATGCCTTGACCAACATGTTTAGCTCGTATCTTTCCTCAGGAGTAAATGCACCTGCGTGGTTGGACTCATCGAGTGTGAAAACCACATGGAACAGAAATTTCTGTTTTGGCATCAACTGATAGTTGTTATCGAGATATAATCTTGATGCGTGTCTGTAGTCTTTCATTCCTGGAAGACCGTCTTGGAATCCTTTTAAGAAGTCATTTATCTTTGGCATACTGTTATTTATAGTCACAAAAAAAGCGCCTATAAAGACGCTTTTTCTGTATAATTGCTAACTTAATTTTGTGTATTACTGTCCACCACCAGTACTTAATGTACCGATTGTTCTAGATACTGCTGTACCAATACCTGTTCCTTGTGGAGTTTGTATTGCGTTGTCGTATCTAATTGACATTGTGATAGTTACTGGTTCTGAAGTTGTGTATGTTAAAGAGTTGTAATTTACGTTCTCAATGTATGCACCATATAATTCAAATGTTTCTAACACATTTGGTGCACTTGCTCCATTACCACCGTCTAGCATTTCAATTCTAGTTGTGAATTTGTAATCAATTCCCGAAGCCGCTGATGCTTGTTCGAAGAAGTCGAATTGTTTCTGTATCTGTTCACCAACAAGTTTTGTAACCGAGTTGTTAACATCATCTCTTAAAGTGATTGTAATCGGTTCCCAAGTGTGTTTACCAGCAGTGTAAACTTTTGAGTTGTAAACATCTAGTGTCACTGTGTCAAAAGTCAAGTTTGGTCTAGTAATATCTACCACTTGTTTTGTTAGTTCTGATCTTGGTGTTGATACTCCAAAATTCTCTAGGACTGCTCTAAAACGATACTGAAGTTTTGGCATCAACAAGCCTTGTGATGCTGAACTCTGATCGTTTGCTAAAGGTACTGTAAATTTTGATAATGTTGATATTGCCATCTGTTTCTCCTATTTATCGAAAATTAGTTCCCTAATTTTGCAATTTCTCCTGTGTTTTTGATTCTTAATGGTATGTAAATGAACTCAACTGATTTGATCGGTTCAATTGCTATATCTACATACAATTCGTTTCTGTCAATCCTTGTAGGTGTGTTGTTTGTGTCATCACATACTACTAGGAAATCGTATAACGCTCTTTGTCCAACAAGTTCTAACATGAAAGATTCGATCGCACCTTTGATCTCATTCCTTGTTAATTCATCATTTGGTTCAAATATGAACGGTTTAGCAATGGCATCCAGTTGTGATCTTAGATACACTGCTAGTCTCGAAACATTTATTCTGTCTAACGCCGAACTTGATGATGTCTTAGTCAAGTTACCGAAGTTAACAATTCCTGCACCTGAGAAGAAAGTGATTGGATTCACCTTAACTTCGTGCATGGAATCTCTCACTGACTCCGTAACAGATATTGTTTGGAACTCTCCTGACGCTGTGTCAATGTAACCAACTGATGTAGCATTGTCAACAACACCTCTTCTTGTTCCTGATGGTGCGAACCATGGGAAAGCGATGTTATCGTTGTTTGCTAGTGTTCTCATCATCATGTGTGATGGTGGAACAACAATTGATTTACCTGTATTGTCTGTTGTTGATCCTGATGGATAAAACACACCCAAGTAATCACTTGCACTTACAAGCCCGTCTTCACCGTTGTCCAGTGCCGCGGCTGAGTTATTAGCCCAATCTTGTATTTTAGTTGATGTACCCTCTAATCTCATTGGAGTGTCACCTACTACAAATGCAGTGTTGTTTCTGTCTGTGTTTAAACTGATCATGTTTGAAATCAACTCTGGGTAACCAGGTGTAGCAATTACGTTGTAACCTCTTTGGTCTTCTCTGATTGCTTGGTTAGTGTCGACTTCTGCTTTCAATTGTTCAACAATTACTTTTCTCTGTGCTTTTCTACCAAATGCACCAGAACCGTCTGCGTTGTTGCTTGATTTAGTCACCCATCTGTCTGGGAAGTATGTAGCAACAGATTCGTTACTTGCTCTGATGTTACCTAAACCTGCTGATCCTGATCCAGGATATTTCGTAGTTGTGATGTAGTTGTTTTTGTATTCCTTAACATTGTAACCAGATCTTCGTGTGTTCCAAAGCATTATACCTTGTGGGTATAAGTCTGGATTTGGAGCATCTGGATCCAAGAAACCATCAGTCAATAAAGTTTTGATTGTGCTGGATTTTCCTGCACCGCCTGTTGACAATGAATCTGCCTTGTCAGCCGCTGTGTGTAATCTAGCATCTGCAAAAACAATACCGTCTTCTGTTGTTTGGTCTGCTTTGTCAACTAGTTCCCACGCCGCACCAGTTGTAGTAACTGCTACCTGATTCGCTGTGTTTGTAGAACTTAAAGTTGCTGATGTGTTGTACTTGTAAATTTTTGGATAGTTGTCCAAGTCACTGGTGTTGATCCATAAGTCATTAGTTACAAGTGCAGTACCATCTTGTTGTGTAGTTGGTGCTGTTGCACTGAACTGTGGACCTTCTGGGTCTGTACTTGTATATGCAGTTGCATAACCAACCCAAGTTGAACCGTTGTGTGCCATGATGTCTGCTTCATCAGTTGAAGTGTCATACCATAATGTTCCATCTGCTGGCTCATTAGTTGGTGCACTTGTTCCTGCTGTGTAACTTAATCTTTTCCAGTTACTTGCTATGATA